CAAAGACGACTTGCTCGATGCCGTCATTGCACCGCTTGATGTCGGTGAGCCAGCGCTTGAAGCGCAGAAAGCGCATCCCGCCGCCTTCGAAGCGTTGCGGTTTGAAGGATTGGCTGCCACTGGTGATGCTGCCGTCGCGGCAGGCCAGTGCCCAGCCCGTTTGAGTGCCCAGATCGAGGGCGAGGATGGTCGTGTTCATGTTGTCAGTCCGTGTTTTTGGTTCGGTCTGACGGATCGGACGGACGTTGTCGAAACTCCGTATAAGGCGCGCGTCACGCGCCCGCGTGGAGAGTTACGTCGAAATCTGTCCGATCCGTCAGATTTGGGTTTTCATGACAGTCAGTTGTCCGTGTAAGGGGTGTAGGTAGGGGTGGGTGGGGCCTTCAGTCCAATGCCCTGAAAGCCACGCAGCCCCATTCCGTTTCGCCATTTCTCAAGCCCGCGGGTGAGCAGTAAATCGGCGAAGCGCTTTTGCGAACCAACAAACTCCCCAGCCGCTTCTGCCCACTGCTTCCAGTCGGTGAACAGTTCGGCGGTCAGCGACTTGGCTGTCCCAACCCGCAGGCAACGCTCATCCATCCAGCGCCCCAGGGCGTCCTCGGCTTCGAAGTACTCATCGGTGGCGTCCAGCACCAATTGCGGCGGATCGAGCCGGCCCAGCCGTTGCCAGGCAAGACAGCCTTCCAGAGCCCAGGCCAGGATTCCATCCCGTTCAGCCAATAGCTTTTGCTGCAGGTGCTTGTCGCGTTTCTCAGGGGGCACGGTGATCGTGAATGGAATCAGGTGCAGCCGCCGCTTCATGGCTTCGTCGATGTTGCGAATCGCCGGTTTGTGGTTGCCTGCCACGAACAGCTTGAACTGCGGGAAGAACTCAAAGAAGTCCTGACGCATGAAGCGAGCTGCGATCTTGTCGCCACCGGTCAGGTTCTTGAGCTTGGACTCAGCCCAACGTTTGCCCTGCTCGGTTTCAATTGCTGCCACAAAGCGCGCGCCACGCAGGCCTGCCATATCGGTCGGGTGCCGATCCGTGCGCGTCTCCATGAACGTGTCCATGGGCGCATTGGTCGCGTAGTCACCCAGGATGTCAGCCAGCGTGTTGACGAACACCGACTTACCGTTGGCACCGGTTCCGTAGAGGAAGAACAGTGCGTGTTCGCGGGTAGAGCCGGTCAGTGCATAACCCACCATTTGCTGCAGGTAGTCCTGCAGGTTTTGGTCGCCGCCAGTGACATCGCTCAGGAACGAACGCCACTGGGGGCACTCGCCGCGCGGCGTGGCCGTGGTGATCTTGGTCATTCGGTCAGCACGGTCATTGGAACGTGTGCGGCCCGTTTTGAGATCGACGACGCCACCCGGAGTGTTGAGCAACCATGGATCGGCATCCCACTCATCTGTGGTTGCAGCATGGCGGCGGTCAGCACGGGCCAGGCGTTCAACGCCACCCACGGTGCCCGAGCTGGCCAACTTGGCGGAAACCTTGCGATCCTCGGCACGCACTGCTGTCTGACGGCACACGCTGCGGATCAGATCAGTGGCGGCCAGCGTGTCCTCGTTGCGCCAGCGTTGTCCATCCCAAACCAACCAACGGCCCCATGCAGCCACATAGCGCCAGTCACGGTGGTAGCGCCGGGTGAAGGCCAGCGCCAACGCATCCTCCGTGCCCCACACCGACTCGTCGCTGCTGACCACCGGTTCGGCATCATCGGCTACGGCATGGATCTGCATGCGTGGGCCATGCACGAGGAAGGACGCCACATCAAAGCCTTCTGCAATGGCGTCCGCTGCATCCCATCCTTCTGCCGCTTCCTGGGGCGGATACAGAATGTGGCAGGACCTGGCACCGGCGTCCAATACCGCCTGCGCAGCACTCGCCGCATACTCCCAGCCCGGTTTATCGCGGTCCGGCCAGATCAACACGGCCTTGCCTTCCAAGGGTGTCCAGTCGGTCTTGTCGACCGGGGCATTGGCGCCGTGCATGGCAGTGGTGGCGGTGACGCCAGCGTTGATCAGCGCCTGCGCGCATTTCTCGCCCTCGACGAGGACAATTTGGGCTGCGTCCTTCAAACCCGGCTGGTTGTAAAGCGGCCTGGGGTCCGGTGGAGCCATCTTGCGGCGTTTGGCATCCCAAGGTCGAAACTCTTTCTTGCTACCTGGCGGGTCATAGCGATAGACGACCGCAATCAGCTTGCCTGCCCTATCCAGGTAGTCCCACTTGGCCGTGGCCGGTCCCAGGTCGTCGACTGGCACTTCCTTCTTCTTGGCCTTGCGAGACGGGGTTACAGGCGAGCGCCCGAGCAGATCCGCTGCGTGTTGCATCACGCGTGGAAAATCCGTGTGTGCATTGGCACCAAGGTTGGCTGCGATCAGATCGAAGATGTCACCACCGTCACCGGTGGCACGATCGGTCCACAGCCCGGCCTTCTCGCCGTCAAGCACCACCTCAAGGCTGTCACCGGGACTGCCCAGCAAATCGCCGATGAGGAATTTGCCTTTGCGTTTTTTGCCGGCCGGGAACAGTGTGGCCAGGACGGATTCCAGTCGTGCGACAAGATCTGTCCTGATCGACTCGCGTGTCACGTCGGGGTTGGGGGGCCCTTCAGCAGGGTTATCGTTGAAATCAAGCATCCGATGCACCCCCTTGCCGCTCGACCCAGTCGATCAACTCTTGGAGCTTGAAACGCACCAACTTGCCGACTCGGTAATGCGGCACCTTCAGGCGCTCGCGCTCGCTCGGGTGGGTAAGTAAGTACAGCGGGAGATTGAGGCAATGCGCTGCCTCGCGCGCATCGACCAGACGCTCACCCAGGACGTCTTGCATGGTGGGAATGTTCATGTGGGGCTCCTCCAACACCGGTCCTGCCATGGGCACATCCGGCACTCGAAATGGGTGGATTCATGGAATGCGCGGGGCAGGAGTTCCCCGGCATCGGTGGCGGTGATGACCTTGACGGCGCGATCGGACATGCGCTGCGCCAGCACCGCATCGAAGGGCACGAGTTCGGTGTAAATCTCCATGGTGTCGGCGTTGATCGCCGTGAAGAGCGCCGGGTGCACGTGCAACTCCAGGTAAGCCTGATAGAGCACCACCTGGGCGTGGTATGTAGGCTTGGCAATCGCCAGCTTGTGCTTCTCCAGCTCGCGCCAGGATTTCTGACCGAGGCATTTGCACTCCCACAGGGTGGGGTAGGCAAAACCTTCGGGGCCAGCGACGATGACGCCGTCGACATGGCCCTTGAGTCGTCCACCAGCCGCCGAGAAGCCGAACTGGTCGCCGTCGGCCTTGCGGGTGCGCAGGTCAAAACCTGCGTCCCGGAGCCACGCGACCATGCAGTCCTCCATGACATGGCCACGCTCGAAGATGCGCAGGATACGCCCCGAGGTGTCACGGCCAGGATCGACCGGTGCCTTGGCGAATTCGTACTGGAGGGCTCGCTCACACGAGGCCCCCAGCCTGGATGCACCCAGGTATGCCCGGGGCGTTTGCTTGGTACGCTGTCGCTGCAAGCCGGCGTCGACCAATGCTTCCAACTGGCCGGACACACTTGCTGAGGAGTTGAAGTCGATCATGACTTTCTCCCCTTCGACGGTTGCGGGGGTGACGTTTTCGCTTTCGGCTCTTCCCAAGGCAAGTCATCCTCGAGATCAGCGAACGGGTTGGCCAACGGATCCGACGTCGGTGGCATGCCACGCACCGGCGGAAACTTTGTGGCTTCGTGGTGCGCCGCCATGGCGTCCGTGTAGCAGGTGACGATCGAATCAATCACACGCAAGGCTTCAGTCTCCGCGTAGTCACCCAGCGGCTTGGCAAAGCCAATCTCGCCAGCCGCTTCGCCAAAGGCCTTGAGACATTTGCGCATCGCAGCGCGTTCAACATCAGAAGCATCGATCATCTCGACCTCCTGGTTGTACTTGTACGCATTGACCCAGTTGCCGTACATGGAATGGAACGCGTTCTGGCAGCGATGGGAACAGAACACCCAGTCGATGGGATAGCGCCGAGGGTTGCCGGTGCCATACCGGTTGTCGGTATGGCCGTACCCCCGGGCCTGTCGTGAGCAGACCCAGCATTTCATTGCCCTCCCTCACTGCGCCCAGACGGGCTTGCCGGACACCGCAGGGCGTTGGGCTGATACCGGCGCGGCTGCAGTTGAGACTGCGGTTGGGGATACGGGTGGAACTGAGGTTGGGGTTGCCACCGGTGCCCCAGCCGTACGGTTGGGGATGAAGCCCGTGCCATTCATCAAGACGGCGTACTCGGGCTCACCCGGTTCCACAGCCATCTTGACCACGTTCTTGGCCTCGCCGCGACCGTCTTTTTCGATGTCGATGCGGGCGACGAACTCCAGGCCATCCAGCTCATGGAAGCCCTGGATGCGCCGTGCTGCTG